TCAATTGTTTCGTAGCGAATCAACAGACAAGCTAAGGAATTTAATATTTACAGATTTTAATTCTCTCCCGATTTACCAGCATAGTGGTATGTTTTGCGCAATTTACACAAGCAACACCCCGAATGCGCCTTCCACATCAGCGGGAAACCTGTTACGAAAAGAGCGAAGCTGGGATTTGGAAACACCTTCCGCAGTTGGTACTTTTGATATTTTATCAGAAAGTAACTCATCTTTGAATATTTTGTGGAGAAAAATAGTATCTACAGGGGTTTGGAGTCCTTTTTTCAATATGTGGCATAGCGGGAATTCGAACTTATCAACAGCAGATTGGGCTACTAAAAACCTCACCGTTTCAGGCGTATTTAAAAACGCTCGGACACTTGTAAGCACGTCGGGTTCAGGCACATACCTAATAGACTTTTCTTCTAATAATGAGTATAAGAGGACTTTGACGGGGGTGTCGGTAATCGGAGTGAATGGTACGGCTGTGGTAGGAGATATTTATTATATTCGGTTGATTGGTGAGCATAACATTTCTTTTGCTTCTTCGGGGCACACATTCTTAGGCGACGCGGCCATTAACTACTACGGAGGCGGAAACGGCACGATGTTACAGATACGGTGCATCGAAACAAATATTTTCATGGTATCAATGCTTTATTTGTAATGGTATGCTGAAACTGAAAACAAAATTGGTATTAGATACTGTTGTTAGTGGCGTAACAATTGGCTGGACAGGCGGTTGTTATGTGGCTTCTAATAATTGTGTTTATTATGCGCCTAATACATCTTCGCATATTTTGAAGTATAATGTAAGCACACGGGCTGTTAGTTTTATTTTGGCTGCAACGGGTTATTCAAGCCCTGTACTTGCACCAAATGGGTTTATCTATCTTATACCAATTGTGGGAGCCAGGCAAGTTAGGATTTTAAACACTGCAACCGATGCTGTTAGTGTAATAGGTGCTTCTGTAACAGACAGCTATCAAGGAGGGTGTTTAGCTCCAAACGGCTGTATTTACTGCTCTTCTGGAAATGGAAACACTATTTTAAAAATAGATGCTTCTACCAACACTGTATCTACAATATCTGGAGTATTAGGCTCTGAATTAGAAAAATATTCTGGCTTTGTTTTAGCAAGAAATGGACTTTTGTATTCAATGCCAAGGCAATCACAATCTGTTTTAAAACTAGACCCTTCAACGAACACATTTACACAAATTCCTATTGCAGGATTAGGTACAAGAAACTACTTTCGCACTACTTTAGGTTTTGATGGGTATATTTACTGCTCACCTGCTGAGAATGTTACAGGTGTAGGTAGATTCGATACAGTAACAGAAACTATTGCCAACGTAGGTGCGCCTATGCCAAGCGGTATTGGTAAGCATGGGCAAATAACACCTCTTTTGAACGGTCGCATGACAAGCGCAGGCGGTGGGTATTTTACAAGTACTTTTTTAATCGACTCTCCTTCTAATTTTCAATTAAGCGCTACATTAACACAATCAGGCGGTGGAGTTGTTTTGCCAAATGGTGACGTACTAATGACACCCGTTTCAGGTCAAACCCGAATGATTCGCCTAATATCAAGTTACCCAAAAATTTATAACTTTGAGGGCACAATACCCGCAAATCTAGCCGATTTGCCAACTTCAAACTATAACGTATTACATAATCGACTGACATGAACGTACACCTAACCCCCACCGAGTGGAACACCGTATTAAAAGCCCTCTCAGAAGCCCCCTACAAACTAGCGGCCCCGATAATTGAAAAGATTATGCAGGCCGCCCAAGATCAAGAAACTGTTCCACGTGAAACATCACAACCCGAGTAACCCATGCAAAAGCCAAATTTCATAACCCGCGACGGCGCCACAATCCTAGCCGAAATTACAGCCGATTACGAGGCCAGAACAGGGAAAAAGTTGCAGCCGGCACAGCTGGAGGCACTTTTGATTTCCAGTTTTGCGGCTCGTGAACTGCTTTTGCGCGAACAAATAAACGAGGCCGCCTGTCTGAATTTGGTTGAATTTTCAAACGGTGTGATTTTGGAATATTTGGCGGCACTGGTGGGCGTTTCCCGATTGGGGGCGGCGCCTGCTGGCTGCTTACTAGAATTTAACATTGTGGCGGGGCACACGGGCGTAACAATTCCAGCCCTTACGAGGGTAGGCAGCACGGACGGGAAAGTTTATTTCTCTACTGTGGAATCCATCACAATACCAGCGGGCATATTTGTTGCCACGGTGGCGGCTGAATGCACACCATCGGGCACGGTGGGAAATGGTTACACCGTGGGTGCGATTAATTCGCTGCTTGACCCACTGGCTTTTGTTTCCAGCGTTTCAAATTTGGACACTCCAAGCGGCGGTGCTGAAATTGAATCCGACGCGGCACTGAAGGAACGAATCAAGGCGGCCCCAAGCGCTTATTCCAGCGCGGGCAGCCGTGGAGCTTATCGCTTTTGGGCACTTTCGGCCCACCCCGCTATTCTGGATGTGGGTGTCGAAAGTACTACACCCGGTCAAGTAGATGTATATGTATTGCCCGATTCGCCCACTATCCTTGCCGCTGTGGAAAACCAGTTGAATGCTGAAACTGTACGCCCGCTCACGGATACCGTTGTGGTGCAGGCTGCAACGGCTGTAGATTACAGCATCGATGCTGATGTAACCGTGTTTGATACGGCTGATGAGCCTACTGTTTTGGCGGCTGTATCCCAAGCGGTTGGCGAATATGTTACGGCACGGGCTAATGTTTTGGGTAAAGATGTGGTTCGTGCTCAGCTTATAAAAACAATACTTGCCGTTGATGGCGTGTATAATGTCGATTTGGTGGCACCGCTTACTGATTCGGTTCTGGATAGTTCGGAATACGCCAACTGCACCGCGCAAGTAGTAACCATAATCGGTTCGGCACATGGATAGCATATTACCACAATCCGTAGCCAACGTTTTGCACGTTCGGGAGTTGGATGTTTTGATGGGCGAGAGATTAGACGCTATCGAAATTGAAACGCTGCTTGTGTATCTTATCGATTTGGTCGATGAGAGCGCACTCTATGTGTTGGCTGACCAGTTCCAAGTTTTGGGATACAATGGTTGGCGTTCGGCCAATACCGTACTGGAAAAACGCGAAATTATCAAACAGGCTATCAACTTGCAGAAACGCAAGGGCACGGTTTGGGCGGTTAAAGAAGCGATGCGGGCAACAGGATTTCAGGACGCACAACTAATTGAGGGCGTCGGGCACTGGGCGGAATTTGATATTGTTATCGATATTTCACGGATTTCGGATTTGCAGGCGAATGCGCTTAAACTTACTGAACTAGTTGAGGAATATAAGCCAGCCCGTTCGCACTTGGTGGGCGTTTCGTTTTCCATCACGATAACTGAAACGTTGGGGGCTAGTGAATCACTTACTACTGCAGGCGGTTCGGATTTTACTGATGGGATTGGTAATGTAGATTTCAGGTATAACGGTGCATTTCAGTACAACGGTGTAAAACAATACAACGGTACACCGATGGAAACGCTTAATTTGCAATTTATATACGAATAGGCGGGTTTTGAAATGCTTAATTTGACAAAGGCAAATGATAGGA